GTAACCGTTTCCTTAATCCTACATGAGATATGGTTCTACCACTATTAGTGACTAACCAGTTTGCTACTTCACGGTAGCTGTATTGATTTACGTGTTGTCTAGCTTTTTCTAATAAATCTAACTCTGTCGGTATGGGGTCAAGAATGTCAGGGTCTTCTTCATTTAACTTATACCCAAATGGTATGGTACGTGCTATACGTGGTATCTGTATCCACTCGTTCTGTTCTTTTATATCTGTTGGTTGTGGAAGTTTCCACTTGCCTATGCTACGTGTCATTTTTTCGTATATGCTCCATATAACCAAGAGCATCTTTTTTAGTTCTTTTTAAAGTTTTAGGTTTTAAGTATCCTGCGTTTTGAAGTCTTTTTGTAGCTACTGCATACGCTTGTTTTCTACTATAACCTTTTTCTTCTCTATAATATTTGGATAATTGTTGATGTAATTTTGGTGATGTCACTAGTCATCTTCACTTACTGCTTTAGGTGGCATAAGCATAACACCACCACTTGCTTCTACCTGCATCTTTTCTGTCTTTACCAAGCCTGAACGGTCTAATAGTTCTTTAGCCGCTACCATCTTATCACGTATGCCTAGTTCTGTTGGGTCATACAATGCACCTGTCATAGCCATTGCCGCCTTTGGTGCATTACGTGCCATATACATAGATGTAGCTTCTAGTATCTCATCCTTTAGTCCTTTAACAATAGAGGTTGTCGGTGTGTTATCTGCATACCCAGCAATCTTTTTTGCTTGTACTACATCACCACCTGCTTCTTCAAACAGCACGTTAAGAAACTTCTGCTGCCTTTCATTTAACTGTCGTGTCATGCCATCTCTCCAGTAGCCATAGCGTGAGCCAAACGTGTGCTACGTCCTTTTACTTGCCTTGCCCATCTGCTGTCAAGCATCTCTTTTGATGCAGTAGCAAAGTCATTAGCATATACAGCCGCCCACATATTTTTAAACTTCTTTAATCGTGGCACACCCATATTAAATGCCATGTCCATCAGTACTAGTTGACGTACAGCGTCTAAGCTATCCACGCAAGAGTGCGCTCGGCATAGTTCTTCCTCAACAATCTGTACGTCATTCGTTGCTAAATAAACCGCATCAGCTTCAGTTATACCATGCTCATATATAGCATCCATGTTTGGAATATCCATATGGTCAAGTTCTTCCTTACTTATGCCACGGTCTTTTAGATTTCTACCTATTCCAATTGTGTCAATGCCTAACGTATCTTGATAGACTGTAAGTACAAGACCTTCTCCTTGGATTAGTTTATCTATAAATTGTTGACGTTCATATTTCATTTCTTAGTCTCCGACCCTAACCACACCGCAAACGCTCCAGTCATCGCACCTGAGACTACGCTTATCATTGCACTCTGCTGTGTACTCAAATCGTCTAAGGACATCCCCCACTCTATAACTCTTATATACATAATTGTCATTACAAGCATCATTAAGCGTGGTACTATCTTGTATTTTAATATTGTTTCTGCTGCCATTACTTTTTCCCGAACAGTCTTGTAGCAGAACGCACACCGAAACTAGCGGCAACAATAATGCCAAGACTATACTGATACCATTGTGGCATTGATTCCAACTGGGCAAACCCATTTGCTACAACCTCTTCCATTCCGGGGATGAAGGCTAATATTAAGGGTATTGAAAACAAAATTACCAACCACTCATCTTTCCACGAAGACTGACTACCTTTAGCCATCTCCAAATCCCAATCAATTTCACCTGTAGCTTTTTTCTGCATTACTACAGCTTCAGCTTGCGCCTTGGCTACCTTAGTAGCTGACTGTGCTTTCTTCTCTTCTACTTTACCATTTAACCATGTACCAGCTAAATCTGCTACAGGTCCTATTAACATACTAAGCACGTCTGAACCTCGCTGTTTTCTTTGCTATACTTTTGGGCTGGGATACAAACTGACGACCAGCTTTTTTTCCTTTTCGTTTAGCTTTCGTGGTAGCCGCGTACTCCTGTGCCGATAAGGACTTGATAGCTGCTGACGGTAGATACCGTTCTCCAGTTTCACTGGATTTCTTCCCACTTTTAGTTCTCCACTTTTGTTTTGTCCAAGACTTTAAACTCTGTTGTGATTTAGCTAATGCCATCTTATATACCTTTTAAAAACATAATCCACCAGACTATGCCAACCATACCACCTAAAGCTACTAAAATTAACACACCTATTAGAATACCATCTATTAATTCTTTTTTATGTCTTTCAGCTTCTGTTATCTTACGCTGTCTTTCTTTTCTAGCTTTTGCTTGAAATGTTTGCCAATCCTGCCACAGACCCGGACGACCAGCCCATATCATATATTCTTTAATCCACTCTTCTTCTTCACGAATCTTTTCAAGTGCCATAAACTCTTCTAGTTCTGACCCACCTTTATTACCCCAAAAGCTATTCTTTTTCTTTTCACCTCTATGCCGTAAATCTTCTTTAGCCTCTACAAATTTAAATATACTATCTCCTGCGTCAATAATATCTCTTCCATTTTGTAGGGTTTGTTTAATAACGGCAAAAGCGGCATTTGCTGCGGCTAATTCTGCTAACACAACTCTCTCCTTTTGCAATAGCTAGTATATAGGTTTCATCTCCTTATTAACGCGAGTTGGCAAACAATAAGATGCTATGTTATTTTTTTGTTGTTCAAATGTTTTAGCATACCATGTACATTCTTTTAAATCTCTAAAGTACATATCTTTACTTATAAGTCTTCTGTCTTCTCCTAGACCTAGAAAAACATAGAGTACAAATACATGTATCACTTATACCCACCACCAGCTTTCTTATATGCTGATGCAAGCATCTGTGCTTTACGAGCAGACCACTGACCTGCACCGCCACCTTTTGTTCCAGCTTTAATACGTTGGAATTGCTTCTTTCGCATACCGGGTTTAGTATAGTTACCTGCTTTATTTACTGTGGATTTATTTTTCATACTCTTTACCTACTTGGGTCATAATATTCTTCTATAGATGCTAGTGCAATAACTTGACTTGCGGATGAACCTACACCTGCTAAAGCGTCTCCTGCGTTCATAAAAAATGGTTTACCATCATCAAATACATATACTATATTCGTAGCTACTGCTACACTAAATGCATCTAATATTTGTTGTACAGAACCACCCGAAGGTGTATAAGATAAATCAAATGTTCTATCTGATGTATCCTTATTTGCAAAAGCAAGTAACTGTACAACAGCCGTAAAGTTAGCAGGACATGTATATATAACTGTTGTACTTGTTCCTAACGGCACAACAGCATTTGTATATTTTACTTTGTCTAACTGTGGCATTAGGGTATCCTAATTTTATCTATACAAATTACAGACCATTTATGTAACTTGTTATTCCATTTGCCAAATACTTTTGCAACTTCTAAAAATAACCTGCTCCAAAAGAACCAATAACATTCAACCAAAAAAGTTTTTAGTTTTGTCAGCTTTGTTAACATTCTTTTTATGTCTTCCCGGTCTACGATGTCGTTTCTTTGGAGCAAAGTTATTTGTAAAGGCTTTTGACATTACTTCTTTTTCTTAGCAATAGTCATACCGCCACGCATCATTTTAGGCTTACCGCCTCTAGCCATTTTCATTTTGCCACCTTTAGCCATTTTCTTTGGCATTGTCATACCACCACCACGCATCTTTGACATTTTGTTTTTGGGTTTATGTCCCGGCATTTCGTAATCTCCTTCTATCTAAGACTAATGCTTCATATGTTGCATCAGGGAAATGTTCATAGTACCCTGACTTTTCTAAACTTAGTGCTGCGTCATCTAGCACCGATAAAAGCTGTATGAAAACCATACAGTATTCTAACTCATCACTAGTTATACCATCGTCTTGTAAAAAGTCAAGACCTGCATCACTAGCATCATAGTCAGGGTGAAACACCATCAAGTGCATATCTTTGCCTACAATTGATAATGCTTCATTTATACCATCACAATATCCATCAAGATAATTCATGTCTGGTAAATCTTCGGATGCCCACACAACTATATCATAAGCGTGAGTATCAAACTGTTCTATCTCTTCACGTAAACCATCTAACCCTGTATTGATGCTAAACTTTACTTTATCATCTGCCCATGCTTTTCTAGCGTATGGACAAGGTGGTAATCCATTTAACTTTATACTAGGTATCTCAAGAAAGTTGTGTGACCAATTACGTATGTCAGCTTCTACTGGATGCACGTGCTTTTGTTTTCTTTTTCTGTGCTTCTATAAATCTTCTAAACACATTAGCTGCGGCAATTTTACCTGCAACTTTCGCTCTCTGTTCCATAGCGATAGCCGCTTGTGTCTTATGGTTGTGACTTCTGCTTGATGCTTTTATTTTACGGACGGAGGCCTCTGCATCTTTTACTGTAGTAAACTTTAAACCTTTAATTGTACCCTTTGGGTCTTCATCTGTGTAGAGGTCACTATGCTTTTTACTTTTAGCAGGTTGACCTTTTTTTCTTGGTATACGTGGAGACATTAACTTCTCCTATTCTTTTTACCTGCTGTGCTTGTTCTAGCAAAAGAACGATTACGTGACGCACGTTGTGTTGTTAAGTTATTGCGTCTGTTATCAGTAGGATTACCATTCTTGTGTGCTACATCCTTACCTGCTACGTTTACACCACCCTTTGCTAGTGTTGCACGTGCGGCATTACGAGATGCCCTGCGTTTCTTCTGAGCAGGTTTAGCGTGGTAGTTAGCATATTCTTTTTTATAGTTACGCATTTTGTCCAGTTATTTTTTTAAATGTTTCTGGGCTTGCTTTCTTTAGTGCTTTTAGTCCGGGGTTCATTGTAACTGAACCACCCCCTACATACATATGCTTCTTACCATATGCCATGCCACCATCAGCCATCTTTAACTTTTGTGTTTTCATCATGCCACCTTTAGATTTTTTAGTAGGATTATAATCAGGAGAAGGTGCAGGAGCATTTATTTCATTTGAAGCTACTCTTCGTGCAGCACGATATACATCAGCACCATACTTTTCTTTTAGACGTTTCTGCACACCTTTAGCATACTCTGTAGTTTTATCACTACCGTCATTTAGCATTGCAACTGCTTCAGTTAAAGCAGCTTGGTCTGTTGTTGTCATATTACCAGCCATTATTTTTTCTCCTTTTTAGCTTTAGCTTCTGCATCTGCTAAAAATTTAGCAATACGTTTTTTTCTTACTGCTTCATCTATATTCTTTTTAGTTTCAGCCATAATCTTTTGTTTAGCTATCTTCCTATTCTCTGCATCAATCTCAGCTAATCTTTTTTGTATTTTAGTTAACTCAGGTTTAGGTATAGGTGAAACTTTAGATTTACGCTTTGGCACATTCTTTGGTCTAGGTTTAGGTGATGCAGAAGTTTTCTTAGTATCTTTCTTCATCCCACCACCAAGTATTATATTTACTTCTAAAGCAGTCTTAGCTGGTTTTTTAGCAAAAGGTCTACCCGGACCGCCTTCTTTTGTTTTAGGTTTACTTTCAGCATTACCTGTAGACTTAGCTGAACCAGCCACACCTGCACCCGTAACTGCTGTCGCTGTAGCTGCACCTGCTCCGCTACCCTTCTTAGATGCTTGAGGTAATGTTTTAGTATTAGGATTACGTGGACTAACACGTGGCATCGTAGTAGGCTTAGTCATATCTTTTATGATTGACTGACCTTTAGATGAACCCGTAGTTACTACCTGTGCATTTTTAGCTGGGGCTTTTGTTGTTACGCTACCTGCTTTAGCATACTTACCTTTAAACGCTTGTGCTGCTTTCTTTGTAGCAAATTTAAAAAATACTCTACCACCTGCTAATGCAAGAGGTACAAAAAATAAAGGAGCTGCCATTTTATCCTACCATTTCACTTTATGTGACCAGTATTTAGCACTCAGCTTACTAGTCGGTTTACCTTGTGCATTATGTCTAGCATAATACGACTTCTTACGTGCCTTATCCTTCGCTGTGGTAGGATTCTTACCAGCACCTGATACGCCTTGCTGTCCAAAGCGAATAAATTTATATGTATCACCTTCTTTTGCCATCACACAGTGAGACTTAGTTGGGTGTTTAGGAGTACGCTTCGGCTTATTAACGCCAGATAGCCCTTCTTCCTTCATTTTTGTTTTGACACGCTCTGGTATAGCCATTATACGCCTCTATCAAACTTGCATTGAAATGAAAACGAGTGTGGTGTTCCCAATGCTTCTGCTACATCTGTGACTATTACTGCTGCACGTTCTACGCAGTGTACTTCTTTTGGATATGGTCCGTATACATCTTCAACTATTATACATTGACCTGTCATCATTGAACATGCCATTACGAATGTAGTAAACATTAGTCAGTCCAGCCTTCTAATCTCATATAATCTTCTGTTTCTTTGAGTGTAAATTTACGTGGGGAGAACTTAGTCTCCAATGCCTTACGAACATAGAACACATCACTGTGTGGTATGTGAAGACGGTCAAGTGTATTGGTACGAATAGCTTCATAGAAAGCTGGAAGTACATTATCTGTGTATAGTTTTACTGATTTTTTTGTCAATGTCAATCTTTTTCTGCAATTTTTTCTTGCCATCTTGCCACCAACGCACTCTTTCTGCTATTCCTTCGGCTTCACACAAGCCGCAGAGCGTTACAAGAGCGTTATTTTTATTGTAGGTACAAGAAGGGCAGGTCATTTACAATGATTACATTTAAAATGTATTAAAAAAAGAAATATAAAGCATATAAGTGTTAATATATTATTAGTGTATATACAC